GGGGATATTTTTCTTTAATTTTTGATATAATTTTCTTTCGGGTAGCATGGCATTTTTAAGGCAACACTAACACAAAAAAGCCACAATCTAAAACCTTAAAAATAGCTATTGACTTATAGGATTATCTGGGATACAAATAACCTAACGAAAGGATAATATGAAACCAATAAGAAGCAACGAGCTTGAGTTCTGGGTCAATTATATTCGAGAAGAATTTAACGACAAGAAGTCAAGCATTGACACCGAGATATCAATGGAAGCGCAAAGGATTGCGGATAAGAAAAAGCAATCGTTTCCAAAAGTATGCGGTGTTGAAAAAGACTTGAAAAACTTGGATCAAGCCATAAAAAAGTATGAGGCTTTTGTTTCAAGCAAACAAGCAACAGAAAACAAACTACTATCTGAAAAACAAGCGATAGCCCAACAAATAGGGGTAAAGTTAAATAGGATAAGTAAGTCAAGGGGTTGGAAAGACCACCATGACAACAACGTTAAATTTGACGATACCTCGAAAGAGGACGTTGATTGGTTTGTTAGTCAGTTAGACGAAGTGTGTTATGACGAGGCTAAGAGACATGTTCGAAAAAATCACACCTTATACAATCAAATGAACGACTTGCAGAAAAATTGCAAAGTTATAGTTCATACGGGTAGTGATATAAATAGTACAGTTAAAACATTAAAAGATCAGATGAAAAAAGCTGATATTAATTTAGCTGTACCGCAAGAACTTTTAAGAATTGCTTGTAAATAACACACGCAATAGGGGTTATCCACACGGATAACCCCTTAAAATTAATCTTGACACTAAGGACAATGTTGGAGTATAAGGGAGTATGAAAGATAAATTTATAGAGGAAGACCCAAATCAAGAATATTCAAACGAAGTTCAAGACCTAATTCAAAGGGATATTGAAAAGGGCTTTGAAAAAATATCTACACTATTTCCAAACCCACAAATGGATCAAGTTATCATTTTTTATTTTTTAATGGTGTGGAGTAGGGTTATGGGTAGGTATGGCAAAAATGGTGAGAAACACGACAACACCTTTATAAAAAAGATGATAAATAGAATTATGGAAGGTGATATGCCACCAGACATAAACAACACGTTTGCAAAGGAAAAAAATAATTAATGAATTGGAAAGATAAAAGATTAAAAGAACTTCAAGATATGATCGACAATGGTTGCCACCCAGAGTTGCTGATAGATGAATACAACGATATTCAAACCACAAGCGCAGACAGTTGGGAGCAGTTTCTTGAAGAACAAGAAGAACGAAAACTTAAATATCAACCACAATTTATAAGGAGTTGGAAATGAAAGACTACTACGTTGGCGTTTCTGATATAACATTTTATTTACATGATGAAGATGGAAATGTTAAAACAGACAAAAGTGGGAATGAAATAACATATAGACTTAAAGACGGTATAAGATTTAAACCACTAGAATATATCGCAGACGGAGTAGAAGTTGATATGTTGCAAAAAATAAAGGAGGACAAATGAACGATATACTAAACAAGGGAATAGAAGACTTAGAACTTTCTATGAGATCAATGAACGCATTAGGCATGATGGGTTGTAAAACAATAGGTGATGTAACAAGATGTGAAGAACGAGAGTTAAAACGAACTCCTAATTTAGGAAGAATGTCGATAAGAGAAATAAAAGAAACGTTAAAAAATTTGGGGCTTAGGCTAGGTATGGAGGAGCAACCAAAACCACCCGAAAAAACTCTCATTAATGATTTAAATATGGATTTAATTTTAAAGGTCGCAGAGGCTTTTAAAAAATCATCAGAAAAAATCACGGCAAAAAAAACTTACACATGGGAAGAAATAAATGAATATCTTGGTGAACATGAAAAAATAGTTAAGATATACAGAGATCAAATGTGGAATTATTTTCACAGATAGAAAGGAGGACAAATGAATAGTGACCTACAAAAACAAATAGCTTTAATGAACGACCTATATGTGTCATCTTCAAGCTCTGGCAGATTATTCGCTATGAAAGAAGTAGTGAGAGACTTACAAGCGATTGTAAATAAATCTGTGCAATCTGAAAATGATAAGTATGAGGGACAGAGTGTTATTAAAGCTATGCACAAAGTTGCAGAGCTTATAGTTAAGTATCAAAAAGAGATACACGAGGAAGAACAAGCGAACAAACAAAAGGTGTAATATGAACTATGTAAGAATAACAAACGATAAAGGACAAGAGGTAGTGTGTGAGAACTTTAGTCAATTATTTGAATGCTTAACTGCGGTAAATGACAAATTACTACCAAATAAATTTAAAGTTCAAATATGTGAGGACGATTGGGAGTTCTACGATTTTCCTTTAAATCAACAAGCGAACAAGCAAAAGGTGTAATATGAAACAATATATAATTATAACAGATGATAAAGGCAAAAAACATACATTCTATCATTTTTATGAACTTGTAGAATATATAGATAGTTTTACATGTTCATTCTTGCCCGATAATTTTAGTTATGAAATAAAATGGCAAGCGAACAAGCAGAAGGGATAATATGAGTAGCGAGAAACTAAAAACATATACAATATATGGAATACAAGGTCATCATTATAAAGCAGAAGTAAAAGCTAATTCAAAAGAACAAGCAATTAAATTAGCTGAAAATAATCACGAAGACTATGTGTGGGAAGATACTGATTATATTGATGATTGGAACTATGAAGCTGAATAATGAGAACCTATAAATTCACAGGCAGTAAAGAGTTTGAGGTACAGGCGAGAAGTTTGAAGAAAGCTCTCCGTTCTGCCGAAACACAAGCGACAGGCGACAAGCGAATCACAGGCGAGTGGACGAACAAGCGAGGCAACGAAGTTGTCATGCAATTTGATTTACCAATCAAGAGGAGGAAAAAGAAATGACGAAAGAAGAAATAGCAAATTTTTTGATTAAAAAACAATCAATAAATAATATAAACGAACTACATGATTTATATTGTAGTGATGAAGATGTAAAAAATAATAAGGTATCTGCTTATTCTTGGGATTGTAAAACTTGTGGTGCTGAAGATATAAGATGTGATCTTGATGGATTTGTTGATAGTAGTGATGAGGAAATACACAACATAAAAGATGATGCTTTTTGGAACGGGTGTGAACAAAGGAACGATCCTAATCATGAGTAGTGAAAATCCACAGGCGACTAGTAGTCTTTAATATATCCGGGTGGGAGTATTAGTTTCTCTTCTCGGTTTGGTTTCAACACAACACGAATAGAACTATCAAGCGGGTTATTACTCTCATGCACTTCAATACGTTTGATCTCTTCAAGATATCCTTTTCTTGTCATGATATAAATTTTAGCATCACTCACAGCATTGCCACGCATACCGTTTCTGCCCTCTGTAAACTTATCTAAATATTCTTGTAAGTGTTTTACGTACACTACATATCACCTTTGTTTCTGTGCTCATCAATAAAGTTTTTACCCATATTTCTAAGCTCTCTGTTTTCTTTCTTTAACTGCTCACACTGCTCTTCATAAAACTGAGACCTCTCTCGTAAATATTTTACATCTTTTCTCAACTCTGCATTAATATTTTGGTGTTCTACATTAATCTTTAACAGGTCGTGTATTCTTTCTTTTAATTCTTCACTCATGCTTGACATTATAGGAATGTTCCCTTAAAAAGTCAATATGGGAGTACCAAAAAGATTAACAGAAATGCAAAAAAGGTTCGCAGAATATATAGTATTTGGTGGGCCAAACGGGCCTGTATCACAGACAGAGGCGGCAAAACTTGCAGGCTACAGCGAGAAGAGAGCAAGGTCTGAGGGATCAGAGCTATTGAACCCAAGATTATCACCGCTTGTAGTGCAATACGTAGATAAATTAAAACAAGAAAGACTAAAAAAGTTCGAGGTTAATTATGAGAACCATGTTGCAGAGCTAGCAAGAATTAAAGAGGCCGCTTTAAAAAAAGGTAGTTTCTCATCAGCCGTAAACGCAGAGACAAATAGAGGTAAAGCCGCAGGCTTATACATAGATAGAAAAATAATTAAAACCGGCAAGCTAGATGATATGTCTTTGGAAGAATTAGAGGCTAGAATGAAAAAGATAGAAGATGATTACTCGCAGATTATAGATGTCACCCCCGACCCAAAACAGATCGAGGGTGATAAAAAAGATTAGTCTTGGTCGTCGTCTTCAATATCCTCATCTTCGTCCATATCTGGCTCATCTTGAACATCAAGAACATCTTTGATATTAGCAATATCATTTTCTAACTTTTCAATTTTGTCCTCAAGTTCTTCAATTTTATTTTTTGGATCTTGCATTTTCTCCTCCTTGTTGGTGTCATGAAATATTTTTTCCCACTCAAAAGCAATCATTTAATTTAATATTTTTTCCATCTTTTTTATTATACTC